GAACGTCTACGTTTTACTCTTCGGGTTTTATTATTTTTTTTATTATACCAACCACACATTGTTTTTTTCGCTTTATATTTTCTTCCACCGTTTCGTCGAGTGCTTGTTATTTTGGGCGGAGGATATTGTTCGAATAACGTTTCTTTACGCGGAATTATATTAGCGCCACTTGGTGTTTTACGAGTTGCGCTGTTTTTATAACGTCTATCCTGTTCAATAGAAGGTTCTGGTTTACGTTGGCCTATTTCTTCAATTACGTTTACAGTATTAGACATTTATGTATAATATATAGAAAAAAATTGAAAAAGCTTAAATACTATTACCCTTATTACATATAAGAAAGGTAGAATGGAAAATAATAATCAAGATAGTGTTGTTATGGCAAAAACTATTCGGTTGATAAATTCTTTACCAGATGATGTAATGAGACATATTTATGAGGAATATCTCGTCGGGATAGATGCTTGTAATAAATATTTAGAGTTGCTTAAATCTGAAAAGTCACGCAGGTTGGAATATAAACCATTGATAGAAATAACCCGTCAATTGTTACAATATCCATGCGCAGTAGAATATTTATGTGGAAAACACGAGATTTTTAAAAAAATGTATGTCGAACACTATATAAAAAATAACAAGTCGTTTTTGCTTATGGATATATTGGACAGTTTTGTTCTATCCATATTAATGCATCTATATCATTAGATTTTCATATCCTCGCTTTATTCTCGCACCTTTTCTCATTTACGAAATAGATATAAAGGTTTGGCTATAACACCACATATATGCTACAAGAAATTACAATTGCTCGTATTTTATTAATATGGTTATTTATATTACTAGCCTTAATTACATTCATGTCATATAATGATAAAAATGTAAAAATACATATAGGTCCGAGTGATTCATTAATTATTTTTGGGACAACAATTAATACAAATAAAAAATACGTAGCGGTAGTAATGTTATGTATTTTTAATAGTGCGGTAAGAACAATGAATTCAAATATAATACAACCATGGGTAATAAATAACGTTCAAGACACCAAAATATATTTTAAAGTGAATATTTACCACGCATATGAAATAACAGCGATTCACGCAGTGTATAGTCTTATTGATTGGTGTTTTTATATAAACATTATTTTATCACAAATTGATTTATTTATGGTAGAAATGACTGTCGACTTAATAATGGCAATGCTAACCACTAAATATTATTTATATATTAAAGCACAATCTCTCTCACAAATTCCTATAGAAGCTGAATACATTAAAAATTATATGTTAACATGTCAATATGAGGTTGACGGAGCATAGAAAAAATTGGTTTTTTAAATTAAACTAAATTAAATCAGGGTTTAAATATCAAATGATGGATATATTTATACATTTCTAAAAAACCACCAATAATATAATTTCTCACTAAAAGATAGGTTTTCCTTCACTTCTCGGAAATTCACCATCCTATTTATTGACATCGGGCGGCGTTTCTTATTAAAAGACCACATGTTAGTGAATGAATCAGGAAGTCCTGATAACCGTTTAGCTTAAAGCTTAAATTGGGTTAGTATAGCTATTGGTAGAAGAGAGAAAAACAATTCAATTTTTTTGTTTGTGAGTGATTTCTAAAGTAACTAAAAATTTATAAATAAAAAGAAATGGAGTGGCCTTGTAGCTAGGATCCAAAGTCCCCCGAATTAAATTTAATTAAAAACACGGGTTTTAATTAAATGAAAAAGAAATGCGGGCAACATTAAGGGGTTTGGCTCCACCTTTTCAAAGGTGGAAAAGAATATAAATTTTTAGTGATGTGGTAAATGAGTGGTGTAAAAAAAAATTGAAATGAATTGTGGTGGTGATAGGTAGAGTATGTAGGTTGATTAAATATATCTGAAGATATGTCGTCATCATTGAAAGTAGTAGTTCGTGAGGATGCGGTTCGTCATATGACGGAGAGCGCAGTGTCCTTGACGGTGTTGGCTATAAAAGAGTGTGCTGCGCGTTATGGTTTCTCTGCGGAAGAAGCGTTGTTAGGCTTGAATTTGTCAAGCGTTTCAGCGGTTGTTGTTGCGGAAAAGAAGTCGCGTAAAGCACGTGTAGAAGGTCGTGCGGATGTAGATAAGCCGAAAGTAGTGCGTGCTGCGTTCCCTTTGCCTTACAATGGTGAAATGAACGAAACGTGCTGCTTTGGTCTTCGTTTATGCGAAGGTCTTTACACGCAATGCCGAGTAGCTCGAAAGGGCGATTCGTCGTTCTGTAAAGTGTGCGAAGAAGTGGCTGATAAGAACAATGGTGTTCCAACTTACGGCACTATCCAGGAGCGTAAAGCTTGCTACGATAGTAACGTTGAGTTCAAGGACCCAAAGGGAAAATCGCCAGTCGCCTACAGCCGCGTGATGCGGAAACACAAGCTCACGGAAGCTCAAGTCGTCGAGGAAGCAGGTAAGTTAAATATGATTATAAATCCGGTTCATTTCACAGCAGTCGAGACGGAGACAAAGCGCGGAAGACCCAAAGCTGCAAACAAAGCCCCCAAAGAACCGAAAGGTGCGAAGGGACGGCCGAAGAAGTCGAAGAAGGTCTTGGAAATCGATGGCGGAGAGGATGACTTGTTCGCAACGCTGCTAGCCGAAGCAAATGCGGAGTCATCTGGTTCTGATGAGGTGTCAACAATCGCTTCAGAGGCCGAGGCCGATGCCGAGGTAGAGATTGCTATCAAGGCAAAGGAGCCCAAGGAGACGAAAAAGAAGGTAAGCAAGGATGCGGCCAAGGAAGCGGAAAAGGCGACCAAGGCAGCCGAGAAGGAGGCTGAAAAGGCCAAGAAGGAGGCTGAAAAGGAAGCCGAAAAGAAGCTGAAGGAGGCCGAAAAGGCGACCAAGGCTGCTGAAAAGGCGACCAAAGCGGCTGAAAAGGCGACCAAGGCTGCTGAAAAGGAAGCCGAAAAGGCTGCCAAGGAAGCTGAAAAGGCTGCCAAGGAAGCCGCAAAGGCTCTCAAGGAGGCTGAAAAGGCTGCCAAGTCTGCGCCCCCTGCCGCTTCTATTGCGGATGACGAGCCTGATGTCGTCAAGCGTTTCGAGTTCGAGGGCAAGAAATACCTAAAGTCCAAGAAAACCGGCATTATCTACAATATGGACCAAGATGTCATCGGCAAGTGGAACGAGGCCACAAACAAGATTGACTTCACCGATGCGGATGAGGAGGTTGAGGAAGCGTATGAGGAGGAAGAGGAGGATGAGGTTGATGAGGAGTAGATAGCTTATGTAGTTTAGTTTGTGTTTAATTTTAAAAAAATGAAAGGGGTTCTCACAAAGGGGAACCTTTTTTCCCTGTGTTTTTTTGTCACTCATTTCTCGTCCCTGCTCTAACTAGGGTAATTATAGGGTCTCGTTTTGTCACTCATTTCTCGTTTTGTCACTCATTTCTCGTCCCTGCTACTAACCCAAGTTGTCGTCTTGTTTCGCAAGATGGTGGTATGGTACTGTCTTGCGAAAAAAAAGAGTTTGTTTAAAGTTTAAATTAAAAGGTTATAAGGTTATAAGGTTATAAGGTTCTACAGTTTATACCATGTCACAGTATTCAGTATTATTCGCAAAAACATAGGCATAATCGTCCTGGATATGAATGATACCGTGATGAGACTCCTCATCCAGGATGGGTTGTATCTTTGGCCACCGAGTGCTGTTGTTAAACCTAGACAAATCTATGGAAGTAAATCCTACAGCATCAAGATTGACATCCGCCGCACGACACGCAACACTTATTGTTGTGGGTAGTTCCTCTTTCTCTCTAGTTAGACTTTGGAGACTAGTTTTTTCAATTAAGGTTTCAATGCTCGTCATGAAAATGCTGATAATAGCGGGGACTTTGAAGAACATCTTTTATAAGTTATGATATAGTATTTAAGTGGAATGTAACTGGATAATATGATTTCAATTTTTTATTTAATAAATAATGGAAGAGAGAACCGTCTTTAAGTATATGAAAAATAATGTTAATTAAAAGGACTTAAAGAGGCTCGGTCTCCCTTTCAATCACAATTGTCTTCGAGATGTTCTTAATAATTTTATCTTCTTTTTTCGAGTCGTCGTCTCCTGCCCCGCCAAAAGATTCAATCATGATTTTATTGTACTGGTCTGAATATTTGGAGTCGCTTTTAGAACAGTCTGGATGAGCGTCTTTGAATTTTGATAACATTAATATGTTTTTATGTGATACTTTTTTAATGGCCTTTCTTATTATTTTGTTTTCGGCATTTTCCTTTTCCCATTTATCCTCGTCTTTTACATATAACACTTCTCTCTTCTTATCAGTACAATGAACTGGTCTTTTAGTAACATCTAGTTTTTTAAGGTTCTTCATAATAATATTTGAGATGCCATCCACATAACCCAATTCGCCGACTCTCTCTAAATCAGAAAGTTGTAACTGAATTGAATTGACAAAATCAGTAATGTTCATTGCATCTTTACAGGTTTCGTTTAAGAAAAAGTTTAGATTAAATGATTTATTATGTGAATTTGTGTTAGTTGTATTATTTGTATTATGAGTGCCTGTTTTAATGACTTCCATCATCATATTTTTCAGTTCACAATTTTCTTTAATTAAAAGCATAATGAGTTCTTTCTCTGAAGGTTCGTTGTCTATTTTGATTGGTTTTTCTTCAGAAATGTTGTTATTCGTCACAAGTTGACATCGTTTTTTGTGTCTCCATAAGCCCGAAGGGTCTTTATATGTTTTTTCACAAAGCGTACATATATTAGAAGCTGTGCTATTTTTGCTACTTTTTCCTACATTTTCATTGACAAATATTGATTTTAAGTGTTTAGATGTCAATATATGCTTATCATAATTAAATTTCTTTACCGTATAGAAGCCGCATTTTTCACAGGAAAATATTGGGCTACTTTTTCCTACATTTTCATTGCCGATCATTGATATATATTGACAACAGAAAAAAGTCTTAACTTCTTTTCCGTAAAAATAATTAAGAAAAATAAAAAAGTTGTCGTCACAATTTAAAATTTCTCAAATAACCACGAGACGCTAAAAAAATTTATGGTCTCATCGATTTTCAAATTTGAAGATTTA